GCCGCGTGCGAGATGGAGAAGCCCTCGACGGTGCTGTTGGGGGTGGGCATGGTGTCCTCTCAGGGGTCGAACCGGTAGGTCTGCTGCTGGCATCGGCACAGCGGGCGTTCTACTCCCGCACGACCTCGGTCTCCACCAACTCGCCCACGAGATTATAGCGGTGCAGCACCCGGGTCACCGGGTCCCCGTCCTTGCGGAGGTCGCGTGCGCACTCGCGGCATGTGAACTCAAGCAGATTGCTGCTGGGGTCCACGCGCCGCTGGGACGACGACTGGAGCAGCCTGCCCAGCAGCCGACCGGGGTGGCTCTCGCACCTGATCTCGATGGCCTCGGTCACCATGTGCCTGTCGCCTCCTTGGCGGGGATCTGCTGAGCGTGCTCCATGAAGCGGCGGGTCACTGCCGTCCACGAGCACATCGCCGGGACCGTGCGCTGCGCCTGCTCGCCCTTGCGCCTGGTGAGCGCGCGATCGCTGTACGCCTCCCACATGGCCTCGGCCAGCGCCTCGGGATCCACGCGCGCCCAGGTGCGCCCCTCGAAGGGGACCTCGGGCGCGGGGACTCCCCAGCCCATCGAGGGGTGGAACCACTCCTTGTGCCCGCCCACGAGGGAGGCGATCACGGGGATGCCGGTGGTCATGGCCTCCAGCGCGGGCAGGTTCTTCCCCTCGCCCCTGCTGGGTGCGATCAGACAGTGCAGCCCGGCGTAGAACTGCTGGACGCGCGGCACCGGCCACAGCCCCACGTCGATCTGGAGCCACGGGTAGGTCTCGGTCATGCGCGGCGGGATGCCCGGGCTGGAGGACTTGAGGTGCAGCACCGCGTCGAAGTCCTCGCCGTGACGCTCCTTGAGGATCGTGAACGCCCTGATCGCGGTGAAGGGGTCCTTGCGGCGGTTGGCGAGGTCGCCCATCATCCCGAACCGAAAGGTGCCGGTCCACTCCCGCTGCTCGGGGTGGTAGGAACTGGGGTCGTAGCCGCCCTGCAACCGCTTCACGGGGCACTTCGCGATCGGTCCCAACGAGGTCTCGGTGGTCTCGTCGTACACCAGCAGCAGGTCCATCTCGGCGGTGGCCTCCGCGAACTCCTCGGCCCACTCGGGGTCGGGCGCGGGGTGCTCCCACATGGTCCAGCCGATGAGCCGGTGCGACGTTGAGCGCCGCCCTGCGTTCGCCTCGAACCCTCCTGGCCACACGTGCACCAGCGACACGTCGAAGGGCGGCACGGGCATCTTGGTGAGCGCCAGCGCGGTGTTGGGGCTGATCGGCGGGACGACGGCCTTGGGGAACACGTGCACGTCGTGCCCGGCCTCGATCAGGGAGTCAATCACCCCCTCGCCGTCGCGACCGTAGCCGGTGACGCCTCCGAGGGGGATGTGGACGGCGATCTTCATGTCGCTCAGTTCCTCTGTGGGTGGGTGGTCCTCAGCCGAGAGTCACGGCGTAGGAGGTCAGCAGCCGGGCGAGACCGTCGCCCTCAGACGGCGCTGACACCTGGGGCTCGGTGAGCCGGAGGCTGGACACGATGCGCAGCGTCCCCTCCTCGTTGCCCCACCGGATCTGCCCGCCCTGAGGGACGTGGAAGATCCGGTCGATCACGTTGAAGGCTGCCTTGGCCCGGTCCTGGGCGGTGGCCCGGGCGGGGTTCAGACGGGGTGTGCGGGGGACGTCGGCGTAGATCTCCACACCGAGGCGGGGGAAGCGCGCGGTGTTGTGCTGGTTGGGGCTGGCCCAGCCGCCGTCCTCGCGCAGCACGATGGCGGTCTGGCCCGTGCCCTCGATGTCCACGTACATCCGCCAGCGGAAGATCCACGCGGAGAACCGGTCGTCGGAGCCGACCTCGGCCAGCACGGCAGGGGTGCGCATCAACTCGCGGCGCGCCGCGACCAGCATCTCCATCACGCACCCCCGGAGAAGTGGCTCTCCACCGCGTTGAGGTACTGGCCCTCGAACGCGTCGAGGACGCGGAACCAGTAGTGGTCCCCGCCACGCGCCAACTCGTAGATGGCGTAGTCCACCGGGTTGTTGACGCCGGGGCTCGGACCGCCGTACAGATACGTCGCTCGCCACTGCTTGCCGTCGAAGTCGGTCTCGGTGCGACCCGACATCTTGAGGCTGCCGGTGATCACGTGGACCGCTGCCTGGGTCGCAGCGAAGCCGGACGCGGTCACCTGCTCCAGCCGACCGATGGTCTTGAACGACGGGGAGGAGCCGATGCGCTCGACCTCCTCGATCATCGCGTCGATGTTGAACAAACGGAAGGCGATCACAGGGCGTCCACTCCGGGGATGGGATCGCCGAACTGGATCGCGTCGGCGAACGCCGTGGCCACCTCGGTGATGCCTGCCTCGACGTGGTGGATCTCGCCCAGCCGATCGTCCACGGTGTCGAAGGCCCCGTCCAACTCGAAGGTGCCGATGAGCCGTCCTCTGGCAGATGTCACCCGAACCCGGTCGCCCGGTCGCACATCGACGTCGGGTCCCAGGAACAGCACTCCGGCGCGGTCGTTGGACCGTCCTGCCTCAGCCACCCACCCGGCGTCCTTGCCCCGGCGCATGAACGACAGGTCCGCTCGGCAGCGGACCTCGGTGCCGATCTCCACCCAGCCGTAGTCCGCCACGCCGTCGAGGTCGGTGGCGTCCAGCCGGAGCAGGGTCGCTCGGTGGATCAGGAGGCTCTTGAGGCTCACGGCTGGGAGGTGCGAGTGGTCGTGCGCTCAAGCGGCGAGCGCGGCAAGTGGTAGGGGTAGCGGTCGAACTCCTGCTCGGTGTGCGCCCCGGGGTCGGTGAACACGCGCTCGGTGGAGATGAACACGTCGTTGAGACCGCCCGCCTCGTTCACCCACTCCACCGCCCGGTCGAAGTCCTCGATGCCCGTGGCCTCACCGTTGGCTGCCGCGCGCGTCCACGAGTACGACCCGATGCGCTCGGAGGAGAACATCGAGAACTCCTTGTCCCGATCGTCCCCGCGCACGAGCAGCGCCTGGGCCATGGAGAGGATCCCCCGGACGACGAGGCGAGCCCCTACCTCGTCGGTCGGGTCCTCCACCAGCGAGGTGGCGAGCACCATGAGGTCGGTGGCCTGCTGGAGTTCATCAGCAGCGACGTCCTCGTCCCAGCCTGCCTCCTGCACGGAGTCCGCGCGAAGGTGACGGGCGAGGCGGTCGAGGGACGGGACGGTGAGTGCCACGACGGCCTCCTACGGGCTAAGACCCTGGCGGGGTGATGGAGTCAGACAGACGCGACGCGCGCTTGCGGAGGCGCATGGCCTCCTCGGGGTCCGCCGTGGTGTTGGCCTCCTGCTGCATCCGGGCGACGTCCTCAGCGGTGAAGGACTCGTGCGGCCACGGGCCGGGGCGGAACTTCACCTCGCCGTAGCGGACGATCTGCTCGCTCTCGTCCTCGGCCAGGTCGAAGAAGGTCCGGCCCTTGGTGTCGGCGATCCGCGTCCACTCGGCGGAGCCCTCGATCACGTGCAGTTCCTGGCCCCGGTAGAACACCTGGCCCATGGTCGTGAAGCCGTCGTTGACGAAGTGGATCCGGTGGGAGCGGGGCTCCCCGACGGAGGTCTCCTCGTCGGTGTCCTGGGACGTGGTGGCGTCGGGCGGGGTGGCGGAGCCCTGGGCCTTGGCCTCGTCCTCCGCCTTCTTCATCGCGCGCTGCTCGGCGACGGTCGGCTTGGTGGTGCTGGCGCTCATGGCGCTTCTCCTGACGTAGATGGGATGGGTCGTGCTCCCAGAGCATCGGCCTCGAACGGGCTCGACCCCCGGTGTGATCACCGGGGGTCGATGTTGCCAGATACGACTAGGAGCCGTACTTCGCCGCGAGGTCGTCGCGGGTCATCTTGTCGGCCTCCTCGGCGGTGAGGTTGGCGTCGGTGGCCACGGCGTACGCCGCCCAGTCCGCCTTGGACGCGGACTTGTTCGGCTCCTCGGGACCCTCGCCCTCCTTGGGCTTGTCGTCGTCCCCGGGGGTGGGCTCCTCGGAGCCGGGGAGGACGTGGGGCTCGAACTCGCTGGCGTCCTGGCCCTGACGGGGCTCGCCACGCCACTCCTCGGCCTGGGCCTTGGGCAGCGGGTTGTTCGGCGTGACGGGGTTCTCCCCGTCGATGCCGACCTCGATGTCGGTGGTGGTCTCGGACATGGTGCGCTCCTTGTGGATCGTGCGGCCTGGACTGAGCATCGGCTCCCCCTCGCTCTACCTCATCGAGGACATGACCAAGCCCCCGGCGGGGGGGATACCGGGGGCTTGGCGACCATGACCTCAGCGGGTCCTACGGCGCGACGTCGGCGACGTAGACGATCTGCTCGGGGCGGGTGATGACCGGGAGGCAGTGCCACTCCAGCAGGATCTGACGGGCGGAGGGGTCCTTCTCCTTCCACGTCTTGGTGAACTTGCCGGTGAAGCCCGCCGGGGCCTCGTCGTCGGCGGTCGGACCCTCCATGATCTCCATGGCACGACCCTCGGTGAGGTTCGTGATGTACAGCGCGTCGTCGGGGACGAACAGGGTGCGGACGCCCTGATCGGTGTCGTACACCGACTCGACCACGTGCCAGTTGAGGCCCATGAAGCCGGGGAGCATCCCCGACCGGTAGTACTCGTCCTTCATCCGGTCGCTCATCAGACCGGCGAGGTCACCCGAACCGGAGGACCCGGCGAAGGCGTTGAACACGCGCTGGACGGTGGCCTCGGTGCACCACGCGTCGGTGGCAGCCACGCGACCGTCGCGGCTGATGAGCCGCTTCCACGCCTGGATGTCGGCCACGATCTGGGCACCGGTCGCCGTCGCCCACGAGGTGCCGGGGACCGGCTTGTGGGAGGCGGGGAGCCGGTAGTCCACGTTGGCCTTGACGTCGGGGTAGTCGAAGGACAGCGTCCCGCTGAGGGCTCGCCAGCACATCCACTCCGCGAAGTTGTCGAAGCGCCAGTTGAGGTCGCGCACCTCGCGGAGCACGGCCTGCTCGGCGTTCTTCGCGGCCAGGGACCCGGGGGTGCGGATCCAGTGCAGCGTCGTCGGCTCGAACACCTTCTTCTCGCGCAGGTACACGAAGGACGCGCTCTCCTGCGACACGCCCAGCCGGGGCACGATGTGCGCCTCGGAGTTCGGGACGTTGGGCTTGGCGACCTGCCGCGATCCTCGGATCACGTCCCAGGTCACCGACGGGTACGGCCACGGTGTGCGCGGCAGCGTGTTGAGCAGCGTCATGCTCTCGGGAGCATTCAACTTCTCGACCACACCACGGAGCACCGTTGGCTCCAGCAGGCTGATCTCGGGCATCGGGGTTCTCTCCTCCTACCCTCGCGGGCGGTCCGGGGTCATCGTTGGGTCGCTAGTCCCTGGGTGGGACTAGAAGGCGAACAGGTTGCGGGCGGTGTCCACGCGGGCGTTGAGGGCCGTGATGGCTCCCGCATCCACCCCGGTGAGGGCGTCGTTCTTGAGGTTCCCACGCAGGATGATGTTGCCCTGGTGGACCTCGGCGTTGGCGTCGGCTCCGGTGTCCACCGACTGGTAGAGGAACCCGACGGGGGTCTCGGTGCCGTCGAGGTTCCCGCTGGCGTAGGGGGCGTACAGCCCGCTGGCGGTGATGACACCCATCAGGGTGCCTCCGGTGAGGACGCCGTTGCCGGGCGCGAGGGTCCCACCCTTCTTGAGGAGGCCCTCGGTCGAGAACAGGATCTCGACCGGCAGAACTTCCGCCTTCTGGGTGATGCCGCTTGGGGCCTTGACGACGTCGCCGTACTGGTCGGCCATGTTCTGTCAGTCCTCTCAGGAGTGGGGTTGGAGGGGCGGGGTCTCTAGGACTCGACCGGCTCGCCGTTGGCGAGGCGTGCGAGGCGGTCGATGTCGGTCTTGAACTTCGAGGACGAGGCGTCGTCAGACACCGTGTAGCCGGACTCGCTCATCGCGACCAGCGAGGTGTCGGGGAGCAGGGCCTCGAAGGTCTCGGGGTCGTTCATCGAGAGCGCGAGCATGGTGTCGCGCTGCTTGGGGAGGATCCGGCCCTCCTCCACGAGACCGTCGATGCGCTGCTCGGCAGCCGCGCGGCGGGCCTCGTCGCGCTCGCTCTCCAGCGACTCGACACGCGAGGAGAGGGCGACCTTCTCCTCGGCGAGTTCGATGACGGCCTCGCCGACGTCCTTGATCGTGACGGCCTCGCCGTTGCCCGAGAGCGACAGGATGCCCGCGCTCTCCAGCACGGCGCTGAGGGCGGAGACCAGTTCGTCCCCGGTCTCGGCATCGTCGTCCTCGATCTCGTCCACGAGCGCAGCCTTCTCGCTCAACTCGTGGACGTCGATCCCGTGCTCGTCGCGGAGCGCGGCGATCAGCGCATCCTTGTCCATGGTCTGCTCCTCTGAGGTGAAGTGGCTGAGGACGATGGGGAGGTCGTCACCGAGGGCATCGGCACTCGCACGCACGATCTCTCGGAAGTCCCCCAACTCGGTGATGTAGGGGCGGTTGGTGATCGCGGTGTGGAGCAACGTCGGGCCGACCTTCTGCCCGGTGCGCGTGTCGGTGTAGTTCATGTGCAGCATCGCGCTGGCACCGATGAGGGTCTTGCCCAGCGCGTCGGCGGCGTCGTCCTTGCGGATGTCCATGACCGCGTACACGCCGTCGTCGGTGACGTCGATGTCCACGACCTCACCGAGGTTGCGGAGCGGGTCCTCGGTGTGGCGGTTGCCGCCGTCCACGAGGGGGATCTGGACGATGTCGCACACGTTGTTGGCGAAGTTCGCCTTCATGCGCTCGGCCATGGGCCGATCGAAGGTGATCTTCTCGCCGGGGATGTTGGGGTGTGCGAACTGCCCGAAGCGGAGGATCTGCTTGCGGAACAGCCGACCCGTGGCGCTGCGGGACAGCGGCACGAACTCACCGCGCGGGGCGGGGATGATGGCGGAGGTTGTTCCCATGGGCGGTGCATCGGCATGTCACCTCCGCTACCCCCAGAACGGCTCAGGAGCGCGTGAGCGAGTCGATGAAGCGCCGGGGGTCACCCTCTGCCTTGTACAACTCGAACACGCCGAACGCGCGGGGGTCGCCCCTGCCGTACTGGTGGAGCAGGTTGTCCCACGTCGCGTCGATCGCCTTGTTGCTCAGCATCTCCCGGGCGAGGTCCAGCGCGGGGTCGTCCTCGATCATCACGTGCTCGATCAGCACGTCGCCTTCGGGCCACCACGCTGCCGTGGGAGGGCTGGCGGGGGTCACGCGTAGCACGAGGATCTTCACGCCAGGATCTCCTTGTAGTAGCGGTCCCGAAGCATCTCGGCCTTGGAGAACTCCTTGATCCGGTCCAGCGCGTGGGTGTCGCTCTTGCGCAGCGGCGCGACCAGCCACTCGAAGTCCCCCTCGATTGCGCTGCCCGTCATCAGATACGTCCCATCTTCGGGGTCGTGCTCGATCTTGGTGGGGCGGAGGTAGCGCGGGTTCTCCGCGTACAGCCCGTACAGCACGAGCAGGATCTCGCCGGGCTCACGAGGGTGATCCAGTGCGATGAGGCGCGACGTGGCGTCGTAGCCGATCTCGTCAGGATCACCGTCGCGCACGCCGGGTCCGCCGAAGGACGCGTAGTTGAACTTCACGCCCTGCGGGAAGGCGGGTTCGGCCCACTCAGTCCACTGCTCTGGGGTGGTCGGTAGGTCCATCACTCGACTCCGTACTCGAACATCTCGGCGATCTCCTTCATCCGGTCCTTGAGCGCCTGGAGAGCGGAGTTGCTGTCCTTGGACAGGATCAGACGCTGCTCCACCGGGAGCCCCCGGATGTGGGTGACTCCTCGCGCCTTGAGCGCAGCGATGGCCTCATCGCGGTACTTGGGCTGGGCGAAGGTGATGAACTCCACGTCATCACCCCACGTGAGCCCGTACTTCGGCGTGGTCTCGTTGTCGATCGCGGTGAAGGAGTTCATGTAGGCGGTGGGGCTGTAGGGCGACTCGCCCGGGCGTGCGCTCAGCCGTCCGTACCGGTCGCGGGCGAACGAGTAGGTGTGGGTGCGCAGCAGGTTGAACGGGTTGCTCACGACGTAGGGGGTGTGGGAGGACGGACCCTGGTTGAGCCGGGTGAACACCGAGGCTGCGCCACCCGTTCCCTGGTCGGAGGAGGAGGACAGGCCGGTGAGGTACTGGCCGTACATCCGCAGCCGCTCCTCGGTACTCAGGATCCCTCCGGTGAGCGCCATCTGCATCGCGCGGTAGTTCCGCCGCTCCTCGGAGTTGGTCGGGTCGCCAGGGGTGACCTCGCCCGCAGCGACCTGATGCACGGTCCACGGCTTGCTCATCTTGTCGATCAACTCGAACGCGTTGATCTCGGGACGCAGCCACGTGGGCCGTCCCTGGCCCTCGGTCCCGGGCGAGGAGGGGTCGGGGTTGAGGTAGCGCGGCATGTACCGCTTCTGCTCTTGGATCTCCTTCATGCGCTTGCCCCCGAGATAGATCACCCACGCCTTGCGCAGGTACTCCGCCTTCTGGAGGCGGCTCAGCCCCTCGGGCATCTTGTTGATCTCGGCCACCACGTCCTGCACCTTCTTGGGGACCTTCATCCGGTCCTTCGGGATGTTGGCCAGGTGCTCCCAGTAGAAGATCTCCATGTCCAGTTCGTCAGCGGGGTGCATGTCCACGCCCATCTGATCGAGGAGGTCGATGGCGCTCTGGAGCGCGTCGGGGCTGCCGTCGTGGTTGTTGACCGTGATCTTGACCTGGCCCTGCTGGCTCAACTGCACGCCCTCGCCGTTCCACGGCTGGTACTCGATGACCACGTCGTCGCCAATGTGGATCTCGTACATCTGCCCGGTGTAGCCCTTGGACTGCGCGCTGCCGGTGGTGAGCGCGCCGGTCTTGAGGTCCAGCGATCCGCTCTGACCGCTGGCGGACTTCTTGTACAACTTGATCGCCTGGGAGCCGATCGACCCGAGGCTGGACTCCTCGCCCTCGGTGAGCGAGGAGGTCTTGATCGCCTCGGCGATGTCGGCCTTGGACGCGAGCACCACGCCGGGCTTGTCGGGCGCGTACAGCACCCCGGTGCCGTCCTCCAGCACGTCCAACTTCACGCCCTGGGCGTTGGTGTAGGTGGTCGCGACGGGGGCCTGCTTCTTCGGGACCTTGGTGAACGGCTCGATCTTGGGGGCCTTGGTCACCGAGACCATCGCATCCTCGATCTTGGCGATGTCCCCGAGGTACTGCTCGGCCATCTCGACCCACACCTTCTGCTGGTCCAGCGTCACGAAGGTGGGCCGGTTGGGCGAGGTGGAGGTGTAGGGCGCGGAGTTCTGCGACATGTGCTTCTTCACCTCGGCCAGCGAAGCGCTGATCTCAGACTCCACCGCCTCGAAGGCCGCGATCGTGCTGGCGTTGTAGCCGCTGGAGTCCAGCGAGAACCCCGAGGGGGCGTCGGCGTCAGCGACGGTGTGGTGGCTCACCGTCTTGGCGGCTTCCACGATCTTGGAGTACCACGTGTCCTTGCCGTACAACACCAGCGAGAGGTCGGGCGGAGCGGTGACCTGGGACGGGACGGCGTTGCCGGTGATCTCCACATCGTGGGACTTGATCCACGAGGTCATCTTGGCGTCGGCGTCCTTGCGCAACTTGAGGTGGCTGTGCAGGTTGCGCGACCCCGAGGGGGACTTGGACTCGAAGGTCAGCGCGTGCACGTCCTCGACGTCGGTGCCCCCGAAGAACAGCGGGACACCGAAGGCGTTGGCGTCGGACACCGCCTTGATCGACTCCGCGCTCACGCCGGAGTAGAACCGCTTGGCCCGGGTCACCTTGGTGCCGTCGGCACGGGTGAACGTGGCGCTGGTCTGAACCACGGGCGGGGTCACGGGCGCGGGCGGCACGAGGGTGCCGTAGTTCCCCTGGGTGTACAGCGACTGGTAGAAGTCCTCGAAGTCGGTCTTGAGGCCCTTCTTGCGCTCCATGATCGCGTCGATGAACTTCGCCTTGGTCTTGTACTTGCCCCACTTCGAACGGTGCTCAAGACCGGCCTCCAGCAGCGCGCGGAACTCCTCGTCCTTGGTCGAGGACATCTCCTCGGCCTTGGCCAGCACGGCGGCGGCGACCTTGTCCAGCCGCTCCTTGCTCACCTGCCCCTGCTGGATCTGCTTGTAGAACCGGTCGTACCACACGTACGCGCCGTTGCCCGGAGGCTTGTAGCCCACCGCCAGCACGTCCTCGCCGAAGAACTTGAACGCCTGGCCCTTGTCGATGCCGTAGACCTGTCCCTCGGGGTCGATGAGCAGGTTGCCCTCGTGGGTGTCGTGGTTGGAGATCGCCCAGTCGAGGACGTGCTCCTGCATCGCCTTGATCAACTGCTCATCGGTGATGTCGCCCGGCTGCACGCCAACGAACTCCCCACCGTGCTGGGTGCCCTTGGGTCGGAACTCCTGCACGAAGGACCACTGGCCCTCCAACTCCATCGCGTAGGTGGTGGGGTTGTCGAGGCCGTACAGCCGACCTGCGCGGTTGGCCGCGTCCTCGATCTCGGCGCGCAGTCGCTGGTTGGGGTCGCTGGTGTGGGGCTTGGACATCCACTCCCCGCCGTGCTCGTCCTCCCAGAAGTACTTGCTGTGGAACCCACCGACCTGCTTGTGCGCGACCTTCTTGAGCACCGGGGGTGCCTGGGGAGCGATCGTCGCGGGCTCGGGGAGTTGGCTGGGGTGCTGGCCCGCGAGGTGCAGCGCGATGTCGTCGGCTGCGCCCTGGTCCCACGCAGCGTGCTGGAGTTCGATGCCGTGGTGCGCGGCGTACGCCTGGATCGACTCCATCGGCCACAGCGAGTAGATCGACTTGGCGTCCACCTGGCCCTGGGCGACGTGCTTGGCCCAGTCGCTGGGGTCGGGCGGAGCACTGCTCGCTGCGGCGGTTGCCGCCTTCGGAACGGGCGCACCGCCGTAGTGGCCCTGCGCGGCCTTGAAGTTGATGATCTCCAGCGCGTCCTTGAGCGTGATGGAGGAGTCGGTCGCGCCCCCGAGAGCGACGGCCTTCACCGCCTGGGGAGCGTGCTTCACGTTGGCGTGCAAGTAGCCATCGGCGACGGCCTGCTCCACCCCGGAGTCGCCCTTGGTGGTCCAGTGGTGCTTGATCTTCGCGGGGAGAGCCTGGACAGATGACTCCTCGATCTTCTCGACGTAGTCCCACATCACCTTGTCGCCAGACGTCCCCAGCGTGGCCTCGTACGCGGAGAAGGGAACCGGCACTGCCGGGGTGACCTGGGTCTCGTTCTTGAGCGCGGCCATCTCGCCCGGGAACAGCGGCTTGTGGCCCACCAGCAGTTCCTGCTCGCTCAGGATCTCCCCGGGGCCGAACTCCTTGGGGTCCATCCCCGATCCGTAGTACTTCTTGCCCGACCCGTCGGGGTGACGCACCAGCACGTAGCCGGTCATGTTGTTGATGAACACCTTGGACCCGGGCTGGAGTTCGATGTTGCCGACGAAGCCCTCGCCGGGGATCTTCGTCTGCGTGGTGTAGCCGGGGTTCAGCGCGACGGTCGTCCCGCTGATCAGCGTGTCGGCTGCGACGTCAGGCACCGTGAACGTGGCCCCGCCTGAGTGCTTGGTGTACTTGCCCGTACTGAACGTGTCGGTCTGGATCGGCATGACGAACATGAATAGGCCGTAGGTGACCAGCATCTCGCCGGGCAGCAGGGTGACGTCGTACTCGTGTCCCGCGTGGGACTGCTTGAACGTCATCGGAGTCGAACCCTCAGCGGTGGCCTGCGGGTCGATCTTGGTGTACTTCGCCGTGATGTCGCCGTCGTCGGTGGCCCCCCACTGCGCCTGGAACAGGGTGGGGTCTGCGCCCGCCCCGAACGAGGTCTTGTAGGAGCCGTCGGCGTTCATCACGTAGCCGTGAGATCCGCTGATGCTGGCGTAGGCGGTCTCGCCAGGAGCGAGCGTGACCTCGTTGTCGCCGACCTTGTACACCGCTGCGCCAGACGCACTGGTCTGCGGCACCGGGCTGGCGACGGGCTCCACCCACTTCTGGGGGTTGGTGATGACCTTGACCTCGCCCGTGGTGACGAGGTCGTCCATCTTCGAGGCGGTCATCTCCTTGGCCGCGCCCGCCTTGTCGTACAGCCCCATGTAGTAGCCGTCGTCGGTCTTGAGCACGAAGCCGTACTCGCCCTTGTCGTTGACGATCGGGGTGGCGTTGAGCGGCAGGAGGTACTGCTTGCCGCCGAAGTTGTAGCCCTCGCCCCCGGGCTTGGCGGCGTCGGCGATCGCGGTCACCACGGTCACCGTCGGCGGACCCTCGACGCTGAACTGCGGGCTGTACTTGCCCTTGCCGATCTTGGTGAGGATGGAGTCGAACATCCCGTCGGGCGGCGGGGGAAGCGAGGGGTCTCCGCCTTCGAGGGCGTACAGCAGCCCCTTCTTCACGTTGAGGGGTGCGGCCTTGATCTGCTCCTCGGTGATGCCGTACTCCGGCTGCGCGACGGCCTTGAAGAACGACATCGTCGTCATCAGGAGATCGACCTCGTCAGGAGTGAAGGCGTCGATCTTGGGCGCGAGCGTCACGAAGGGGTTGACGGTGTCGGGGATCGCGTCGAGGTAGCCGCTGAACTCCCACGCCTCCACGCTCACCCAGTCGGGCTTGTCGATCTTCACCGGCACCGGGTTGGCCGTCAGCGCGCTGACCAGTCCCTCGGTTGGCTTCATGGCCATGGTGGGGCGGTTGTAGGCCCACGCGCGCACGAGCGGGCGCAGGTACTGCGCCTTGTTGGGTCCCTTCTGATACTCCAGCAGCATCACGTCGAGGCCGAAGTCCTCGGCCATCTGCACGACCATGGCGTCCGGCATCCCGGTGTCGTTCCACCACACGCTGGACAGGTCGCCCTGCCACACGCCGTCGGCGTCGAACAGATACTTGCCGTACGGGCGGGTGAGGAGGAAGTCGCTCTGCGCCTTGATCGCGGCCTTACCGGGGTAGGAGTTCGGCGACCCGGGAGCAGCGAACCGGTTCTTGTGCTGCCAGCCCGCCTTCGCGGCGGACTTCGCCTCGATGTTGTAGGCCCCGATCGTGTCACCGAGGGCGTAGGCCATCGCCCACTGGCCCTTGTCCTCCTCGCTCATCTGCGCGAGGTACATCCCGCCGCGCTTCTTGATCCACGCGTTCCTCTCCTTCTTCGACCCCATGCTCGGGTAGTCGTTCATCACCGCCTTGGGGTAGGACTGCGCGGACCCCGGCTTGGGCGTCCAGCCTGCGGGATCCTTCTGGCCGTAGAAGGTGGCCTTGGGGTCCACGAACAGGGACAGCACCTGATCGGTGGTCAGGAGGTAGTTCGACCCGCTGGCGTTCTGGAGGTACCAGCGCCCGGGCTCGGAGGCGTACGGCTTCAACTCGGAGCCGTCCTCGTGGTTGTAGCCCGTAGTGGAGAGGGTGGGGTACAGCGCCTTCTTCGCGGCGTACACCTTGGCGTCCGCCATCGTGGTCGTCACGAGCGGGTGCTCGACAGGGTCCGCGTCGGACTCCTGCTTCTCCTTGAGCGCCTTGTTGGCCAGCGCCTTGATCTTCGACACGAGTTGCTTCTGCTTGGCCTGGGACTCCAGATGCGTGATCTGCTCCTCGTGGGTCCCGGGGCCGTACTTGAGGTCGAGGGAGTCGTCGAAGGAGGCCAGTCCGGTGTGGTACTTCACCCAGTCGGCGTTCTGCTCCTTGCTCATAGTGCCGACGTACTCACCGCCCTTGGACTTGATCCACGCCATCAACTCCTGCTTGGACGCGGTGTCGGGGTCGATGCCCGCCTCGACGGTGATCTCCTGCTTGGTCTTGGGCGTGGCGACCTTGAACCCGTTGGGGGAGTCGGGTCCGTTGGGCGTGTCAGACGCGAAGTTGATGGCGACCTGGGCGGAGGAGAACCACGACACCGACTTCGTCCACGTCGCCTCCTCCTGGGGCGTGTTGTAGGTGCGCACCGAGATCGTGCTGGCCTTGAAGTTGATGTAGACGGTCTGCGGCTGGCCCGCCTCGTTCTTGGTCTCCAGCACGTAGGAGATCTTCTTCGGGCCGGTGACCCCGACACGCTTGGCGTTGAGCACCGACGCGAACGCCTTGACCATGTCGTCGGGCTGGGACTGGAACACCGCGACCTCGTGCATCGCGGGGGGTCCGGCAGTGATGACCGGCTTCAAGTACGACGCCTCGCCCAGCACCATCTCGGCCTGGGAGATGTAGTACGCCGTCACGTCGTCAGCGTCGGGGTCGATCTCGGCGACATCGGGATCGAGGCCGTCGGTCCCGAACGCGGAGTCGAGTTCGTCGGCGTTCATCCAATCCACGTCGTCGTCATCAGACGTGTACGCCCCGACGCGCATCTCCAGTTCATCGAACAGCGGGAACGGGTCGATGGGGTAGTCGGGTCCGAACACCTTCACGTACTTGGGCGTGGAGTCCTTGGCGCTCACGGGCTGGTTGCCCATGCGCGAGCGCAGATACTCCAACTCCTTCTCCGCGTCCTCGGCGGTGATGGTGCCCTTCTTGAGCCGGTTGTTGAGGTGGCTCGCGCGCAGCAGGGTCTCGATGCGCCCGCGCTCGCGGGACACGCTGATCTTCTGTCCCTTGGTCGCGGTGCCCGCGTCGAGAGCGTTCTCGGGCGTCCCCTTGGGTGCCGTGGCCAAGTCGTTGGCGGTGTGCAGGATCTTGCGGCGCTGCTTGAGGTAGGCCACCGTCGTGGTCGAGGAGAGCGCGTCCAGCCGTCCTGCTGCGGTGGGCTGGGTGGTCTGGATGTTGATGAGGTGCGCCTTGGCCCCGCTCACCACACCCCACGCCTCTGAGAGGTCCGCTACGGGGCTGATGGACATGGGCGTGTCCACGTTCCCCTCACGCATCATCGGCTCGGAGGCGGGCTCTGAGCGCGTCGTGGGGGCCTTCTGGACGTCCTTGCGGGCGGGGCGGTCCTTCTTCACCCGGTAGGTCTTGCCGCCGCGCCGGATGTAGGTGTAGCCGTCCACGCGGACCAACTTGCGCCCGACCTTCTTGATGTGGGGCGGCACGATCACGCGCCCCAGGTCCACGCTGTCCTCGGGCGTCGGCTCGCTGCCGATCAGGTTGCGCAGGGTGTCGATCGCACTCATCGTCGGGTCCTCCGGTTGAGGCGGAACAGCCTCTTGATCTTCTTCACCAGCGCCTGGTACCACGCCTCGCCGAACTGCTGGAGCGTCTGGGGGGTGGGGCCGTCGAGGTCGGTGCGCACCGGGGGCGTGTCCACGGTCACGCTGGCCTCGGCCTGGGCCTCCACCTCGGCGTCGATGTAGGGCACCAGCCTGCATCCGCAGTTGGGGTGTCGAGGCGGTCCCTGGAGGGTGCCGAACACCTTGGGCGGGTTGCCGGTGCCGAAGTGGGCGAAGTGGTCGAACTCCGCACCCAGCGTGCGAACCTGTCCGTGCAGCGCAGCGCACGTCTTGCACGTGCCGGGACGGAAGTGGGTGACCCACATCACCTTCACCACGTACCCGCCCTGCTGCGCGCTCTGGCGGTACATCTCGATCTGCGCGGCCTGGTACCCCTCGGCCCCGGCGGTGGTGATCCCCGCTCGGGCGCGGTTGGCCTGGTTGCTCGCCTGCGCGCGCACGGCGTCGGCCACGCCCTCGGGGGTCAGATCGCTGGCCAGCACCGCCGCCACCATCCGGTCGCCCGCCTCGTTGACGTTGGTGTAGGCGTCGCTGAGCAGCCGGTCGTACAGCGGCTGGCCGACCTCCAGCGCGCTGAGCGCATCGGGTACCTCCATGCCCAGGGTGCGCATGTCCGCGATCGCCTGCTCGGTACCCAGCCGCACGCCCTCGTTCCACGACGCGATGAGGCCGGTCACGGCCTCGTCAGCCGCGCGCTGCCAGTTGTCCCTGAGCGCCTGCTGGACGTCGGGCCGGGCGAGGATGTCGGGGAACTCCCTGAGCGGGTTGTTCGAGGTCACCAGCGCGACGTGGCGGGCGCTCTCGGCGGCGGCTGCCACCCAGCGGGCGCGCGCAGCCTCGAACAGCGGCTGCATGGCCGTGTTGAGCGCGGCGCGCCCTGCCTCGGCGTGGCCGATCACCTGCGCGCTCGGCGTGGCTGCGAGGCGCAGCAGGAGGCGAGCAGCCGCTCGTTCAGCCGAGTCGATCACGTTCGGCGATCCTGTTCATCTCGGCCATGATCTCGTCCAGCGAGATGGTGACCCCGGTGGCGCTGAACTGCTGGAAGCCGCCCATGCCGTCGGGGGACTGGAACTCGGGACGGACCTCCTCCTGCTCCTCAGACTCCTCCTCACCGGACTCGCCCTCGGGGGCCTCCTCCTCGCCAGGTGCACCGCCGCCCTGCTGGAACGCGGCCATCTGCTCCTCGGCCTTCGCCTTCTCCTCCTCCTCGCGCTTGTCCACTGCGTCGTAGTCCACGTCCAGACCCAGCCTCAGGGTCATCTTCTTCTCCATCTCGCGAATCATCTCGGGGGTCAACTGCGAGGACTGCGCAGTGGCCACGGTGGTCAGAAGGTCCTTGAGCACGTCGCGGGACGCGTCGCTGAGCGGCGGGAACTTGAACACGGGGTAGGCCCCGTTCTTGAAGTTCCAGTCGATGTACTTGGGCAGCAGGTAGTGGGTGATCGCCTCGGCGATCTCGTCCATGATCGCCTCGATCGCCATGACGAGGAGGTCGCTGGCCTCGTCCCTGGAGGCGTTGTCGATCAGCACCTGGCGGCTCTCCTTCTCCATGAAGGTCGCGAGCACGCTCTTGGCCATCTGCATGTTGTGGTGGTCGATCAACTTCACGAAGTCGAAGCCGGTCACCCCGTTGAACGGCGCGACCTCGTAGCCGTGCGGGACGGTCATCGCGGTGTTGAACGCGAAGTCGGCGAGCGCCTTCTTGAACGCCTCGCGCTCCCGAGGCTTGGTGGAGGCCGGCAACTTCCCGATGCGCCCGGGGACCGCACCGAACTGCGCGGCGACCTGGGAGATGTAGTACAAACGCTGCTTGACCGTGTGGTGCCAGTGCGCGGCCTCGAAGTACGACACGCCGTAGAAGGGGTTCTCCTCCTCCTGCACCGCGTAGTAGAAGCCCTTCTCCGGCGGGATCCACACGTGCACGGGCTGGCCGTCGGGCTTCTGGGCCACCTGATAGAAGCCCATGTAGTTGCCGTTGTCGTCCACCCGGAAGCGCACGCTCTCGCTGGCGCGATGCGCGATCTTCTTGAGCACCAACTTGCCCTTGAGCGGTCCCTTCTTGGGGACGTAGCGCACCTCCTCGAACGCGCTGAACCCCTCCAGCACGGCGAGGAGGATCTGCCGGAGCACGTGACCGAACGGGATCTCCATGCCGCCCATCTGCGGGGGCAGCGTGAACATCCGGTTGGCGAACAGCACCTCCTCGTCGGCGTTCTTCCCCTCCTCCAGATAATCGGGGGCCACGAACTCGGCCTCGCGCCACGCCGCGCGGATCGGCAGCGTCAGCACGCGGAGAAGTGCCCGGGCCTGGCCGTCGGAGCGGCGCATCTCCACGAGCCGGTCCACGGGGATGGTGGAGAAGTTCTGCGCGACCAACCCGCCGTCGCTCGCGCCGCCGGAGCCGTTGCCGACCCACTCCATCCAGCCGGAGGTGGGCAGCACGCCGGGGACGCCCAGTTCCTCCTCGTCGTTGCTCGGTCGAGGTGTCACGCTCTTGGGGCGCGCCAACTCGATCTGCTCCTCATCGGTGAAGGGCAACGAGTCCTGCTCAGCCATTCCACTGCACCTCCTGGGGACTCATGCCCCATCCCAGCCCGGCGAAGGGATCAGGAGCCTCGCCACCTCCCATGCCGTCGCGCGCGAGCGGAGTGCTGAACAGCCCTGCGTCACCGACGTCGAAGTGGTCGGTCTTGTCCCCGTCGTCCTCCTCGGACCCGCCTGCGTTCAGCGCGCCCAGCACGGCCCCGGCGACGGCATCGCTCTCGTCCTTGGACCCCTTCGGGGGGTGGTCGATCTTGCCGTTGGGGAGCCGGGTCAGGGCCTCGAACTCCCGCAGCACGCGCTCGTGGAAGTAGCCGTCGAAGCGGAACTCGTACATCACGTCGCGCACGGCGGTGTAGGCAGCGTCGTTGGCGTCCACGCTCACGCGCTTGGACTCGATGCCCCACAGTTCGAGGATCTGCATGGTGTCGGCGCTCTGGAAGCGGTCGAAGGTCGCGCTCACCACGGTGAAGCCGCGCTCGATCAACTCGCTGATCAACTGGCGGTACCAACGGATCTGCACCTCGCGCCGGAACGGCTGCGCGCCCAGGTCTGCGGCGAAGGACGTCACGAAGTCCAACTTCACGACGGGCAGGTCATCGAACTCCTCGGAGCGCGAGGCGTCCGAGGGCACCCAGTTCTTCACGTGCGCCATGGCGATCCCTGCCCGGTCACCGCTGATGGCCATGTCGCCGTGGAGCGCGTACAGCGCGCCGGGCACGGGCTGGAAGTCGGGGGCGAACGAGAACGTCGCCTGCCACCCCTCCTGCACGTCCACCGACCGGGGTGCCAGCGACTCGATCCGCTTGTCGCGGCCCCAGGTGTAGGACACCGTCACCGGCTCGACCTCTCGGCGGGTGCCGAAGGCGGCGTTGAGGGCGTAGTCGTTGGAGAAGAACCGGTTGGCCGACGCCTCGGGCAGGCATTCGTACATCGCCCTGGCCGTGACGGCGTCATCCTCGTAGTCGTCCTCGAAGTGCTCGCGGCTCTTGACGCGCGGGTTGACCTCCCACGTCGCGAACGGACCGCTCACCAGCACCTTGGACTTCTCGCCCTTGAGGGTGTTGTCGGCCTCACCCCGGATGCGCAGGGTCTGGATCGCGTCGCCCTTGAACCGGGGGTAGGAGATCGCGGCCAACTTGAAGCACTGCGGGAATCGGGTGCGCCCCGAGGTGCGCATGAGGCGAAGGATGCTCTCGGCGGTCTTGGACGGCTCCCGGCCACCCGAGTTCACGACGTAGCGCTCGACCTCCTCCTTGGTCTTGAACGCGCTGATCTCGTCGGCGATGCCGAAGATGAGGTTCAAACCCTCCATGGTCTCGGCCATCGAGTGGCCGCTCACGGCCTCGATCTGCTTGGCGAAGCGGATCGAGTACTCCACGGGGTCGGCGATGTCGGCGAAGCACGGGCGCTTCATCAGGTCCCGCAGCGGCTTGAAGAACGCGCGGTTGGCCTGGGTCGCGGAGGCGGCAACGTTGAGCGTCTGGATCCAGTCCTGCTCGGGCATCCCGAAGTAGGACTGCGGGCTCTTGAGGCAACTCAGGAGGTTCACCACGCGCGCGTTGGCGACGCGGCACACGTGGTCCTTGCCGCTGCCCTTGCCCCACTCGATCCACGCGAAGTTGATGAAGCGCACCGGCTCCCACTCCGCCCCGAAGGATTCCACCATCGCGGGGTAGGTCGTGGGCAGGAAGATCTGCTCAAGGTGGCGGACCACCCGGTACTGCTCCTCGCTGAGCGGAGGGTTGCCCAGATACGCCCGGTCCTGCACGAACGTGGTGAGGGGTACGGGCTCGATCTCGAAGAACTCCTCGACGTGGGACGTCGGGGAGTCGTGGCCGATCCGCTCACGGAGTTGATCGGCGATCGAGAGCGCGCCACGGGTGGGCACTAGAAGTCCGCCACCTCGAACGCCTCAGCGAACCTTTCACGGAGCCCGTCGGCGACGTCGGGGTGCATGGTGTCCATGACCCCGTTGATGGTGGTCATCACGCCCTTGATGACGTGGTTGCGGATCTCCTCGCGATCCACGGCGCTGCGCGAGGACTTGTGCAGCCCCTCGCTCATCGAGACCCACAACTGCAAGGTCTCCTTGTAGTTGCGGCCCATCAGCGCCCGGGCCTGGGCGTCGTCCTCGCTGCGGGCCTCAAGGTCGCGCAGCCACACGTACAGGTACACCACCCGCTCCACCATCATCTGCTGGAGCACGCCGAAGCCGGGGACCTCGGCCATCTCCGACCGCAGTTGGTGGACGAGTTCGGTGAACAGCGTCCGGTACTCCTCCTGCTGGATCGCCTCCTCGCGGGGCAGCGTCCACATCACGTCAGGAAGCGGAGCGGCCATGGCGATCACCTTCTAGGGGGTCCGGGCCTCCTGCGCCATCGTGACCATCTCGGTCAGGGTGAGGCGCTTGGGGGCAGGGCGGGTCTCGGTCTGTCCATCCTGCATCGGCACAGACGCATCGCGACTCCGCGCTGTCGCCTCGGGCTCCGGTACAGACGCCACCGCGTTGGCGAACATGGTCGTCACCAGCGCGAGGCTGGCGCGCTGCGAGGTCAGGTTGGAGGACAACCGCTGCTCGGCCTCCCACAGCACGCGCATCACGCGCACGAGGTGCGCGGTGGGGACCGCTGCGGCCAGTCGGTCCTTGGACTCCTCGGGGATCGCCACGCTCCCGCCGCTGCGCAGCACGAGGAGATCTCGGGTGTACAGCACGAGATCGTGCACCAGCGCCAGCGCGTCCCCGCTCTGGCGGAACACCGCGTCGGCCACCGTGTGCAGGGTCGCGTGGTCGGTGTTCAGCGCGGCGTCGTACAGCGCGGCGGAGTGGTCCTCCCAGCCGAACATCTCGCGCAGCCGGTCCAGCGTGTAGACCCCGGCGCGGCGAGCCTGGTCGTACATCATCACCGCGTCGCGCATCCCGCCCTCGGCGCGCTGGGCGATCTCGGTGAACACCTCACTAGACACCACCGGGCGCTGGCCCTCCAGCCCCTCGTCGGTGGTGTCGATCATCTCCAAGTGCTCGGCGATCTGGACCTCGGTCAGCCGCCGGAACTCGAACAGCATCGACCGGCTGCGGACCGTCGGCATGATCTTGTTCGGCTCGGTGGTCAGCAGCACGAAGCAGGTGCGCGGGGGCGGCTCCTCCAGCGTCTTGAGCAGCGCGTTGAACGCGGCCTCGCTCATCGAGTGCGCCTCATCCAGCAGCACCACACGCCACGACCCCATGTGGCTCACGCTCACCGCGTCGCGCAGCGAGCGGATGTCGTCCACCAGCCCGTGGCTGGCCGCGTCGATCTCCAGCGCGCTCACGCTGGAGCCGAACTGCACGTCCTTGCACGAGGGGCACGAGCCGCACGCGTCCCCGGCGGTGGCGTCGGAGCAGTTGAGCGCGGCGGCGAGGATCCGGGCGGTGGTGGTCTTGCCAGTGCCCCGGGAGCCGGTGAACAGCATCGCCGGGGGCGGGTCGTCGTGGATCACCATGGCCCGCAGCACGGGCTTGACGTGGTCCTGGCCGACGACCTCGGCGAAGCGGACGGGGCGGTAGGTCGTGGCGGCTGCGGTCACGTTCCGACCTTGGGTCCCGTAGTGCCGTCAGCCTCGATCCAGAAGAACTCACCGTTGATGCCGACAGGTCGGTGCTGCTGGCACCGCACGCACCACGTCGCCCCGTAGTGCTGCGGATCGCGGGCGTAGGTCTCCGCGAGGGGCAGCGCCATCCGGGTCACGGTTCCGCAAGAGTGGACGTAGGAGGATCGAACCGGGCGCACGAACCCCTTGGCGCGCTCCTCCTCGCTCAGCACGAGGTACGCCTCGGCCATCTGCGTCGGTTCGTCATCCACGCCGTGCGTCAAGCGAGGATCGTTGGGATCTGAGGTCAGGCTCACGGGCTCTCCTTGGGTTGGAACATCGGCAGCGCGCGGAGGCGCGCCTCTACGGCCTCTGGAGAGGCGATCTGACGCATTCGGTCCGCGCGGTCCTGCTCATCGCCAACGGCGCTGAGGCGCGACCTGAGCGCTTCTGGGAGGCCGATCTCGCACGACCCGGTGTTGTCCTCGGTCGCCCCCACGTACACGTAGCCCTCGGAGGTCCCGCACTCCTCGCACTCGAAGAACCGGTAGGGCCAGTCCAACTCCGGCTCCATGAGCACGGTCTCGCCGGTCTCGGTGAAGCACACCGGGCAGTACCGGGTCTCGTCGTTGCCGGTCGCGGTCTGCACGTTCACGCGGGTACCAGCCCATCGGCGCAGCGGAAGCACTCGGTGCGCGCGGAGTCGAAGGGGTTCACGGGGGTCGCGGCCCCGCACGTGGCGCAGGCTGGTCGGAAGGCGTCGATCACCGCGTCATCGCTCTCCAGCACCACCTCCATGCGCCGGGCGGGCGTGGCCGACAGGTCCACCCAGGACTTGAGGTCCATGAGCGCGGCCACGACGTCGTAGGGGCTGGCCGCTCCGGTCACGATCATCCGCAGATGCGTCCGGTGACCCTCGGGGACGATCCACATGTCGCGGACCTCGGTGCGCACATCGGTCTCGTGGCGCTGGAGCCCCGTCATCCAGCGCTCGATGCGCACCACCATCGGGATCTCCTCGCCGGAGTCGTAGCGCTCCACGGCCTTCTGGACCTCGGCGCGGGGGTAGGGCATCTCGATGCTGAACAGGCTTCCGGCCACCGCGTCGCGCATCTTCTTGGTCCCGGCGGGCATGGCGATCACCTCGTGCAGCCGGAGGTCGCTCAGACGCTCGTTCATCGCCGCCATCCACTGCTCGGGCTCACCGCGCTTGGGGCGGCGGGTCACGCTGAACTCGACGTAGTCCCGCCCGTGGGTGAGGTCCCGGTAGTCGTTGGTGTGCTCGCCCGCGAACCGGACGGTGCGCTTGGCGATGGGAACCTCTGACAGATACGCCGCACGGCGCACGGCGTAGCGCCAGTAGTCGAAGCCGACCACCCGCTTGTCCTCGGGGATCTCCACGGCGAAGCGGATCGTGGCGGCGGTGGTGCGCTGGTCGATCACCTTCACCTCGCTCAACTCGCCCATGAACTCGCCGTCAGCGCGTCCGATGTAGGCGCGGCGGTGCTGGAGATCGCTGGGGCGGCACACGCCGCAGGTGTTGTGGGTCGGGACGAAGTCGTCGGTGACGTACAGCGACGACGAGGCGCTGACCGCGATGCACTGCGTCGGTTCCACCCCGTCCGGCTCGATGTTGACGAAGCGACGTCCGTGCTCGCGCTGCTTGGCGGTGATCTCCTGCGCCTTGCGGGCGAGGCGGAACACCCGAGGCCCGCCAGGGCGCTGATACACGAACGCCCTCCACGCGGGAGCGAAACCGGTCTCCTTGAAGGCGGTGGTGACACGCAGACCGAGCGAGCGGGCGAGCCACACCACGTCCTCATGCAGCGCTCGACTGATGGTCACGTGCTCTGCCATGCCGTTCGGGGCTGCCGACCCGTCGGTGTCCATCAGCCCTTGGAGCACCGCGAGGCGGACCTCTGCGGGGGCGACCTTGTACGCCGTCGGCACGACCTTGTCCCGACCGTGGGACGGGTACAGCCCCTCACTGCGCAGCAGCGCCGTCATCCCCGTGATAGCGACCTCGCGATGCGCACCCTTCGAGGGACGCTCCACCAGCGCCGCGCCCGGCGGCAGCGCCTGCTCCAGCGCGTCGATGATCTCGGGGTCCGCGCTGGAGAACGTCGGGGTGTGGTCTGCCGTGAGCGACCCGTCGCCCAGCAGCGCCCCGACGAGGTACGGATCCAGCCTGCCAGTGAAGTCCCCGAGGTCGGTCGCGGACAGCGCGTCGGCCCTGACGAGGCGAGGCATCCGCCACGACGGGAGGGCGCGGATCTCCTCGGTGGTCAACACCTTGTCGCGCATCTCGCCTGCGACCCGCATCTCGATCTTCCACAGATGGTCGCCGGTCGCACGCACCTGCGAGCCGTCGCTGAACGTCACTCGGTACACCGCCCGCTCACCCTGCGGGTACACGCCCACGACGTGGCTGATCTCGCCCTCGGGATCCACCACCGCGTCCCCGATGCACAGCGAGCCCATCGGGACGAACCCCGACGGGGTGAGCACCTGAGAGGTCAACGGCTGCGCCTTGCCGTAGCAGCGGTCGTCACAGCGCTCGATCCACTCGTTGCCGCCCACGGCCTCGGCCATGTCCCCGTCGTAGGTCTCGGCGCTGGTCAACTCCAAGAACTCGCGCATCTGCTGGTAGGAGAGCCACATCATCTCGGGGTTGATCGCCTGATCGATCATCTCCCACCCGAACATGTCGGCCTTGTCCCGCTCATCGAACAGGTCGGCCAGCCCGTTGTGGAACCCGTGCGCGCGCAGCCGGTCCTCGATGCCCTCGCGCAGCCCCCGGGGTGCGCCGCCCCAGCAGCCGGACTCCTTGTCGGCCACGGCCTCGATCATGGCCAGCCCCGCCTCGCGGCTCGCGCGCTGGGACCCCTGGAAGAACGCGTAGCGGTCCCGTGCGGCCTTGGCCCCCATCTTCACGCTGATGCGCAACTCCTTGAACTGCTCCCACACCTCGCCCAGGAACCAGTTGGGGTTGGTCGGCGCGAACCACTGCATGGGCGTGTTGGCCTCGATCAGCAGCGGGGTCCACGAGAACTGGATCTTGGTCTTGGCCCCGAGGGAGTCACGGATCTCCGCGAGGTCGCGCGCGAGGTCGAGGATGCTCAGGATGTCGCCCTCCGCCTCACCGGGCAGCGAGGCGATCATGTACAACTTCACCTTCCCGATCCCGGCGTGGATCGCCCGGGTCACGGCCAACTTGATCTCCTCGTCGGTCACGCCCTTGCCCACGAGGTCGCGCATCCGCTGGGAGTTCCCCTCCACCCCCAGGGTCACGGCGTTCATCCCCGCGTACGCCTGGAGCAGCGCGTAGTCGTGGTCCCCGGTGAAGTCGTCCACGCGCATGGAGGAGGCGTCCACCTCGTCGGTCACCTGCTCCAGCAACTCCTTCACCAGCCGCTTCTTCTGGGTATGCATCGGGAAGTCGGGACCGAACGGCGCGACGTGCATGGACCCGGTGTTGGCCACCAGCCCCTTGGCCTGCGCCACGGTGGTCTCCACGCTGCGCTGCCGGTAGGGCTTCTGGCGGTACGTCAGCGCGCAGAACGAGCACCACGCGGGGCAGCCCCGCTGGACCTCCAGCGCAGCGGCCACGCCCGACCCGGGGTCGGAGTACAGCAGCGGCGGGTTGTCCAGCGCCGGGACGTTGTCGAGGTCGCTCACGAAGCGCTTCACCACGGGCGCGCGCATCCCCGGGAGGGTGGCCTTCCAACTCGCCACCTGCTTGGACTCCCGGGTCTCCCCGCCCTCGAAGTTCACCGCGTGCACGCTGGGGCGCTCGGCGTAGGCGTAGTCGATCTCGTACCAGCGCGGGAAGTACAGGAACCGGAACTCCCGGGCCATGTCGGCGTAGCACCCGAGGCGGTCCTCCTGCCACCGCCCGATGCGCTTGTACAGCGCCACACGGTCCATCACCTCGCCGATGCCGGGGTTGTCCTCCCCCTCGTCCTCAGCCTCCCCGCACCACCACGCGTCCACGACGTTGGCCAGCACCTCGGGCGCGCCGTAGGACTGCCCGCCCACCATCACGAACGGCCAGCGCTCGGGATCGGCCCAGCGACCGGTCTGGGGCTTGCCCCGGACCTCGATCTGCTGCCAACTCACCGGGATCCCGCTCATCTGGAGTTGCTTCACGAAGTTCACCGCGAGCACGGGGTACGACACGCTGGAGGCGATGACGTCGAACTCCCCGATCGGGCGGCGGCTCTCCACCCCGAAGATCGGCATGTCGGCGGACTCGAAGGTCTTGAGGTCGCGGATCGTGGCCGGGAAGTACGACCGGTCGCACAGATACCTCTCGTCGTGCTCGTTGACCGCGCGGTACACCGTAGGGATCGCCACGTTGCCTGCGGCCTGGTCGTAGGCCCAGCACGCGAACAGGCACACGTGGAGGTCGGTCTCGGTCCACTCCCGGCGGTAGGAGTTGGGCTCATCGCCCAACAGTTGCTGAGGCCGGTCCATGCGGTGCTCGTTGGCCTTCACGAAGGCCGCGATCTGCTCGGGGGTGCGCCACTTCATGTCGCCAGGCTAGACACTCGGGTCTGCCCTGCCTCCTGCTCGAAGCGATACGCGGTGTCCACGTAGGCGGCGAAGGTCGGGTCGTGCGTCACGAGGATGACCTGCACGTTGGTGGAGTCCACGAGTTCGCGGATGAACTCGCCCAGCCGGGGGACGTACTCCTCGCTCAACTGGGCGAAGGACTCGTCCAGCACGAGCACCCGCTGGGTGTCCTTGCGCAGCAGCACCAGCAACAGACGCAGCAGGAACCCCACGACCACGGCGACTCCGCCGCCCCGGGCGTCCATCACCGGGGTCTCGACGGTGGCCTCCCCGATCTTGGACCGCACGACGAACTCGTACTGCTGCGCCTTGGCCTTCTGCTCGGCGATGATGTGGAAGGTCATCTCCTCCCCGAACACCGTCTGGAGGCCGTGGGTCACCAAGGTCTCGACGCGGTTCACCACCTCAGCCTGGCGCTGCTCCCCGAAGCGCAGCAGCACCTCGGCAGCCTGATCCAGCGCCGTCAGACGTCGCTCAAGATCATCCACGCGGGTCACGGCCTGCTTGCCCTGCACCGCCAGCGCACGGGCCTCCCCGACGCGGCGCTGGTGGCGCTGATCGAAGGAGGCGATCGTCATGTCCAAGGAGTCCAGCATCACCCCTTGTACGCCGACGGCCCCCCGATCGTTCGAGGGGCCGTGAGAAGCGGAGCGGGCTAGGCGGCGCGCAGAGCGGCGAGAGCGGCGGCACCGGCCTCGGTGGTGACGGGGACGTCATCGCAGCAGCAGCCGCAGTCCAGCAGGGCGTTGATCCAGCCGGTGGCCTCGACCTTGGCCAGGTAGGCGGCGAGGGTGGCGACCCGGTTGGCGACCAGCATCTCGGCGGCAGCCTTCCGACCGCCGCAGTTCTTGACCAGCGCCGCGAAGCACTTCTCGAAGTCCGCCAGCCCGACCACGGCGGCGTTCATCTCGCCCATGGCCAGCAGCCGGTTCAGCCGCCGCTTGGCGTTCGCGGCCAGCGCCACGTAGTCCGCCCGGGTGTTGACTCCTGCCAGGAAGTCTGCGAACCGGGTCATCTCGAACTCATCCACGATGGTCTCCTCAGCACTCCTGCCGGGGGATCTCCCGACACCCAGAACAGTACACGCTGAGGAGACACGTGTCAACCTACTGCGCGGCTTCTTCCGCGTCGATCTTGAAGTCCTTGATCTCACATGCGTCCGTTGTGCAATAAGCCTCGCCCACGGCGTCCAGCGCGTCACCGCCGTACAGCGCGGCCCAGTCCAGCGGCAGCCGGTCGATCGCGCTCGCGGCCTCGTACTCCTCGTCGGTCAGGTTCTCGTACGGCATCTGCTCGTAGGACCCGGTGTCGATCTTGAGGAACGACACCGCCTTGAGGCGACCCTCGAACATCCGCAGCAGGACGGGCAACTGCGCGCCCTCCTCCTCGTGGAAACTGAGCGTGAGGCTCACCGCGTTGTCGGCCCACCAGCGCTGCGCCATCTCCGCGAGCCCGGCCTTCTCGTACACGCTCACCTCGCGCTCGGTGCGCACGCCCTGACCCCGCAGCGGGATCTCGGCCACCCAGGTGGTCTCGTCGTAGATCATCTCGCCCTCGTCGGTGCGGAAGCGGGCGGGTTCGACGGTGTACCCGGCGTCGCGCAGCGCCTGGCCGATGGGGTCCCCGGCGCGGAGGCGGATCCGGCGAATGTAGGTGTCGCCCACGGGCCAGTGCGCGCCCGGGCTCACGCCCGCCAGCAGGCTCACGGTGCCGCTGGGCTTGACGCTGGTGACCTTGATGCTCTCGCGCACGCCCAGCCACTCGCTGTACGTGGTGTCCCAGCGCTTGATCGTGGCGTACCCGGAGTCCATCCACCCGGCCAACTCGTGCCAGTCCCGCAACTCCACGAAGTCGGCCATGCCGCTCATCGAGGCCCCGATGCGGCGGTTGCGCTGCATCACGGCGTTGGTCTCGGGCCAGTGCGTCGGGAGCAGCGTCACGGCCTTGGCGTACATGAACGCGAACTTGAGGGTGCGGAGGTAGTCCTCCATGTCGGTTGCGCGGGTCGGGAAGGTCTCCACGAGCGTGCAGCACTCGTAGGACTCCAACGTCTGCTCGGCGCAGGGGTTGGTGCCCTTGGCCCGGTAGTCGGCGTTGGTCGGCTCATCCGCCAGACGCCCGTGGCTGCGCTGGAGGTCCATGTACACGAACCCGGGCTCGCCGTTGAACAGGATCGGATCCACGAAGCGCTGGTAGTCCATCCCGACCTCGGCCATGACGCTGTTGTTCGAGGCGTTCGCCCACGCCGCGCGCTCGGGGTTGATCCTCCAGTCCTTCAACTCGATGAAGTCCTTGTCGTCGTTGCGGCCCAGCGCCAACTCCGCTGAGCGGCGCACGTTCCCGGCCACCACGCACACGCCGATCATGTTCTGCACGTCGGTGATGTCGCGGCTGGTGAGCAGGCTGCCCGCGCGGCCCTCGAAGGTCTGGCGGATCCGGGTGTGCAGGTCGATCAGAGGGGTCACGCCTCCGGCCTTGCCCCCGAAGCCCAGGATCTCGGTGTCGCGCGGCCTGATGCCGTCGTACACGAACTGCACCTCGGGGTGGTTGGGCTGGAGGTAGGACCGGATCAGCGCGGCGGTGGACGCCACCCATCCCTCGCGGGTGTCGCTGATGACGTACCGGGGTCCGTCCCAGGGGCTGGAGACCGCGCGCAGCACATCCTCGGTGCTCAGGGGCCACACGTCGAAGGCCCCGGTACCGATCTGGGCGATGGCCTCCTCGGGGTCCTGGGTGCTCAGCAGGTGCTCGACCTCGGGCAGTTCCCCGTGCTTGATGGGCTGGTGGATGTCCAGCCCGCACTCCGCGCCCAGGGTGTCGAAGCCCACGCCCACCCCCAGCATCGACGCCTCCATGAGGAAGGCGAACGGTCGGGACGGGTCGCCCTGGCACATGTCCTCGGTGCTCACGAAGGCGCAGTTGCCGGTGAGGATGCCCTGCGCGAGCGTGAACGTCGCGGTGGCCGGGACGACGGCGCAGTACACAGTCTCAGGTTCGGGCAGCGCCTCGATGGCCACGACCTTCCACGCCCGCTCGGTGTCGCGGGTCAACACGTGCTTGACCAGCGGCGCGGTGCGCGGCCCGTAGTTGGTCTCGCGGTCATCCTCGCTGCGGCCCACGTACAACCACCCGGCGAGGGCTGCGTGGCGCTCAAGCCACGTCTGCGCCTCGCTGCGCGAGGAGGCGAGGGCCACCGACCCGCTGGCCGTGATCGACCCGTCTGCGGCCATCCAGCCGTCCATGAAGCCGCTGAGGTAGGTGGGCGTGCGTCCCTCGGGCAGCGCCTTGAGGTCGTCATCGGAGTGGACCACGCACACCGGGGCTCCCCACGAGGAGGTGTAGCGGGCACCGCCGGGGAAGCGGTGCTCCCACTTCTCGTCCGCGCCATGCAACGGAGCCTCGTACCGCCGGGCTGAGTGCGTGGCGACGTTGCCGTCCCCGAACACGAAGCCGTGCCGCCACCCCGTCAGGTACTCCTCGGAGTGCTCACCGCCGGGCGTCTTGGGGTCGGGGTCGTGCTCGACCTCGGCGACCTGCGCAGGCACGGTGTCGCCCGCGATCAGCGCCGTGGTGACCGTGCCATCGGTGAGGACCCAGCGATGGTCCGGGGTGGCCTCGATGACGTGCCTGACGTTGGACCGGCTGAGCCGCCATCCCTCGCTCCGGCTGTTGGGCATCGCCGGGGCGAAGGTGATGCGGTGGAGCGGCTGGGATCCGAACGCACGGACCTCCGCGTCCAGCCACCCCTTCTCGGTGGCCACGCGCACAGTCTCGCCCTCGGCGTCAGCGAGGGTGCGCACCCCGTCCTCGGTCACGAACTCCGTCGTGCCAGCGAAGCAGTTCTGGAGGGCGGCGCTGTTGCCCTCCTCGTGCACGAACGGAGTGCCCATGACCCACAGACCGCGCCCGGGTGGCGTCCACTTGAACTCGAACAGCCGGGTGTACGCCTCCTGGGCGGACTTCTGGCCGCGCTCATCGCTCCACGGCAAACGGTTCTGGACGCAGTGGTCCTTGAGGATGGAGAACATCCCGTTGATGACCCGCTCGCAGGTCTCGAACCAGCGCTCCTTGGTGCCGTCGGCCTTCTTGCGGCTGTAGGTGCGCAGGTAGGTGATCTCCCCCAGGGAGTTGCCCACCGAGTCGGTGTACCCCCACTTCGGCTTCACCTGCTCGAACTCGGCGACGAACGAGGGGGTCAGTTGGAACGAGAGCATGGCGGGGTCGCCCTTCCTATGGAGGTGTGTGGCAGCAGGAACTAGACCCCGGTGTCCGTGCGCTACATGGGTCGGGGTCGCCCCATGAGCATCGGCGATTCAGCCGACGTACTCGCGGCGGATCTGCACGAGTGTCGCCAGGAGGCCACTGTCGTCGTCACGCAGCAGCAGCGGAGCCTTCTGGGTCTTGGTGTCCTCGCCCAGCCACAGCCTCATGCTGCGCTCGGGCGCGCTCAGGAGCAGGTCGATCAGATGCTCGTGCTGGAAGGCGACCTCGCGCTTGGGGCCGCTCCAGCGGACGATCAGCGCCTCGGTGGAGGCGTTGCCCATGCGGTCGGAGCAGCGGATCATCAAGCGGTTGGACTCCAGCCCCAGGACCACGCCCCCGGTGTCCTCGTCGGCGGTCACGCGCACGCGCTTCACGGCGTCCACGAAGTCGTCCCGGTCCACCCACAACTCCTGATCGTTGGCGAGCGCGGGCTTGATCAACACCTCGTCCACGTTGGGGAAGTTCGCGACCAGCCGGTTGACGAGGAACACGTCGTCACCCACGGCGAACACGAGGTGGTCGTCGGTCTCCGCACAGCGGAACGAGGTCGCCTCGGTGGTCTTGAGCAAACGAAGCAGATCCTTCACCGCGTGCACGGGGATCTGCATGTCGAGGGGGAAGTCCTGCTCGATCTGGACGAAGCGCGCGCCGTCGGCGGCTCGGAACCGTCCGTCGCTGATGTCCACCATCATCAGGTTGGCGCGGACGGTATCGGTGCCTGCGGCCTTGGCCACGCGCCCCAGAGTGGCCACGAAGGGCTCACGGTCCACGTCGTGCCATTCCAGCCCGTCGAGGGTGGGCAGGGAGGGGTAACTCGACTCCTCGCCCGTACGGAGCCTCCAGCGCGTCGGAGGGGCCTGGATGTCCAGTTCCCCCTCGCGCAGGGTCACCGTGGCGTCCCCGTCCTTGGCCTGGTTGGCGATCGCCACCAGCCGCTTGCCGTCCACCAGCACCCGTCCGGGCTCGGTGATGCTCACGATCCCGCTGGAGGCCAGCAGGGTCAGTTCGAGGTCGGTGCTCACCATGCGCAGTTCGTCGTCGTGCGCCTCGATGAGGAGGTTGCGGAGCACGTCCTGCACCGAACTCCCCCGGGGCAGCACGCTCGCGGCCTTGTCGATCAGCGCCTTGAGCACGAACACCTTGGTCGTGAACTGCATCAGTTCAGCACCTCGGTGAGTCGCTTGACCTCGGCCTGCACCTCGGCCTCGATCGCCTCGGCCTTGGCCCGGGCGTCGTCGGGGCTCTCGGCCCCCAACTCCTTGAGCCGGTCGAACGCCTCGGCCTTGGACTTCTCCGCCTCCTCGGCCTGGGCGCTCAACTTGATCGCCTCGCGCTCGCGCGCCTCGGCCTGGGAGCGCAGGGTCTGGATCTGGGTGTGCAGGTCGGTCATGGTCCTTGTACGCCTCAAGCCTCGGGTTCGTCCACGGCCTCGGCACGTCGCCGGGCGGTCTCGGCGAAGTTCACCCGGTTCTTGCCAAACGCGTCCTTGGCGTGGGCCAGCGCGAACTTCGGACACCACGCCTTGGCCTCGCACCACGAGCAGCCCTCGTTGTCGCGCTTGGGGCTCCACTGGTCGCGCATCATCCCGTGCGCAGCCTTGATGATCCGCTGCATCATCACCCGGCGGTGGTCGTCGTTCACCGCGACCGGGATCAACTTCTCGCTCAGCAGCGGAGCGATGAAGCCGAACTCCCGGGGCTGGGTGTGGTCGCCCCACCAGTGCCCCCACGCGATGTCGTAGAAGATCGCCTGAGCGGCGGTGGAGCGGATGTAGCCCCGGTTCTCGGTGGTCTTGAGGTCGTACAGCCGGAAGTTGCCCTCGTCGTCACGCACCACGATGTCGATGCCGCCGGTCAGCAGGATCCCCACGCGCTCGCCGTTGAGGCCGGGGATGCCGACCCACACCTCGAACTTCTTCTCGGGCTCGAACTGGTAGGGCGCGACGTGCTCCAGCAGGATCGGCTCCAACCGCTGCGCGGCGAGGACGCACTTCTCCAGCACAGCGGCGCGGTCGGCCCGGGCGTTGCCGTTCCAGCGGATCGTGTACTCGCTCGCCTCGCTGCTCGGGTCGCACATGCGATCCATCCACTCAGGGATGAGCCGGACGAGTTCGCCGGGGCGCGCGCCCTCGTTCAGCCACTGGCGCTCGGCGCTGTCCACCACGTTGCCCGCCAGGAACACCCTGCCGTTCACGGGTCGGGTCTCGCGGCGCACGTTCCTCAGATGCCTCTGTGGGCAGTCCTCCCAGCGCTTGAGACCGGACCACGAGATCTTGATGCAGGGCTTGCCCGTGGCTGGAGAGATCGCTATGGGTGTAGCCATCGCTTGATCCTCTCTAGGCCAGCGACCTTCACCGTGACCGTGCTCACGCGAGGTACGCGCTCTCGGCCTCGATGGACTCGACCTCGGGCTTCTTCTCGCTGTAGCGCGGGTTGATGACCACCGCCGGGATCTCCAGCCCGTCGTAGATATCGTCGGCTGCGGGACCCCAGTCCTCGACCACGAAGTGGATGTCGGCATCGGGGAAGCGCGCCATGAACTCCCGCAGGTAGGCAACCTTCATCGCCCCATTGGAGCGGGTCTCATCTGCGCGGCGCATGAGGAGGAAGTCGAAGGGCACGTCGTGCTCATCGAGTTGGACGCGGACCTCTCGCTCGGCCTCCTCGTTCGCGCCGGTCAGCACGACGATGACCACGCCCTTGCGGTGCAGTAGCCGCGCGAGCGCGATCGTGCCGTGGTTGGGCAGGTCGAGGTCGCACGCCTTGGAGTAGGCGACCCAGTCCGTCGCGTCGCGGTCCTCGCGGTTGATCAGACCGTGCCGTCCGCTCGTGTCGAACAGCGTCGAGTCCTTGTCGAACACCACCACGTCCATCAGTTGTCTCCCTTCCACGCGAACTCGGCCAGCATCGCGCTCACGTGCGCGGGCACCTCGTCCAGCGGGATGTTGTTGTCGAACTCGAAGTCGGCCTCGATGTGCTCCAGCACGCTCTCGCTGGCGTGCGCGTCGCCTCCGGTGCCGTCGCGGCGGATGCGCACGAGCACGCCGCCCTCCTCCGCGATCCACGCCGCCTCGTTGGGGAAGCGGACGTCGGTGATCACCACGCGCGAGATGTCGCGGATGCGGCGGCTCACGATCGACACCCACACGTCGGGGTCGATGACCTCCCGACCCACCTCGGTACCCAACCGCTGGAGCGTCCTGCGGACCTCGGGGTGCTTCTTCGCCTCCTCCATGGATCCCAGCCGGGCGATGACGTCGCTCAGCCGGAGCGGCTTGTCCGAGATCTCCCCCGCCGACACGATCGGATCCAGCGCGAGAGCGGCGTCCTTCACGGCGTCGGCGAACGCGAACCGGGCGAAGTTGTGCCGGTTGATCAGCACCCGGCCCACGGTGTCCTTGCCGCAGTTCATCGGTCCCATGAGTCCCACGATCACGTGTCGCTCACCTCGTGGCGGTGCTGGGTCCAGCCGGTGAAGTTGCCACGGCGTCCTCGCCCATCGCGCTTCTGCCGGAACGGCGTAGCCACGTGCTCCAGCGGGGAGTTCCCACAGATCACGACCTGGCCGTTACGGCGGACGACCACCAACCCTGTGCTGACAGTCGGGCACCAGACCTTGCCGGTGTAATGCTCCACCGACGTGTTGCGCCGCCCCTGGTTGACGACCGGATCGGTCACAGTGTGGATCGACAGGCGGAATCGTCCATGCTCGTAGACGCCGTCGCCAGCCCGCGACCACGACAGACCAGCGTGCAGCAGCAACTGCTCGATGGCGTCCCGCAGCGGCTCGCTGGTGGTGTCGTAGACCCACGTCTTGCGCTTCACCGAGCCGTCGGAGTTGCGAAGCCCGTCAAGGATGGCGAGGGACTGCTTCTGGTTGAAAGTGCCAGCCAGGATCTTGCGATCTTCGTCGTCGTAGAACGATGACCGGAACTTGCGACCCACGTCCTCGACCGCGAAGGCGTAGGTGCCACCCGCCTGCTCCAGCAACGGCCAACCCAAACGATCAGCGAGGTGGCGGAGGAAGATGATCTTGCGAGGCACCCGAAGGTGGAACGTGATCCGGTTGGGGTTGTAGTCCGCGTGTCGGGCAGCGTGGCCATCGCCCAGGAAGAACCCCACCAGGGTCAGTAGCGCGTCGTGGTCATCGGCGTAAGGCAGGTGGTCCATCTTCACGTCAGGGGCGTCGATCAGCGGAGCAGCCTTGTGATAGCGCACCATCGACTTATCCCCGAGGTGGCGGGCCTCGACCACCCGAGGTGTCTTCCACACGATCCCTCCCGCCCCGTGATTGGACCGCTGCGACACCCACATGCGGTGGTTGGGGGTGACCAACAGATCAACCTTGGGATGCTCGATGCGGTGCATCGGGCCGTCGTAGTCGTAGGAGTGGATCGCACGCGGCTGCTCATAGCGAAGCGTGCCTGCCTCGGCGTCCCACACCCCCACCACGTCAGCGGTGGTGATCTCGGACAGAGGACGGAACCCCCGATCGGTCAGGATCTCGGTCTGGTCGTCGTAACAGGCGTGCATCGGGTCGGCGGTCACGAGCCGGTCGTACAGGGCGAGGTCGGCGGTGATGTCGCGCTCCCCGTCGTGGGTCAGATACGACACGCGGGCGCAGCGTGCCGCACTCACGCGCTTGCGGAGACCCACGGGGTCCTTGTTCTCGGGCTTTCCCGCCGTGCGGGCCAGCACGTCGTAGTCCTCGTCGGGCTGGATCAGCGGGGTGTGCCACTCGCCAGGCTGGAGCAGGGTCGGATCGCTGTGCAGGTACGCCTCGCGCATGGCCTCAGCAGCGACCCGGATCTCAGGCTGAGCGAGGGGAGAGCAGCGCTGGTGCCAGAAGCCCTCCCAGTCGGTCGCGCTGATGATCGCGGTGTTCCACATGAAGGGCTCCAGCACACGGTTCGCGACCTGCTTGTGGACGCCCAGATTGATCATGGTCTGGGCAGCGGTCACTGCCTCATCGCGGGCACGCAGCCACGTCTGCCTGGCAGCCCACAACTCGTGGCCCTCCAGCGGCGCTCCTGCCTGCATCCCGCGCTGGTTGGAGCCGAACTCCACCGGCATGGCCGGGCGCTCCATGACGCGCTCCACCTGCTTCTCGATCGGCACGGCCCTGCTGCTCGCGGAGTTGCGCGAGAGCATCCGGTGTGTGTTGAACTCCGCCAGCACGAAGCGGTGGTGGGTCACCTCGAACGTGGTGAGCCGGTTCCCCTCGGGGCTGATCGAGTCCGCCAGCACGCGCGCCTGCACACGGTCGCGTCCATCGCTCCACTCGGTCACTGCCGGACCTTCCTGCGCGCCACGGGCGCGAGGGGCTTGATCGCGGCTGCGGCCTCCATGAACTCGTCGGCCAGCATGTGCGCCTGCCCCAGCACCGACATGACCAGCGCCCAGTCCTTCGGTCCGTGATCTCGCGAGTCGAACTCGCCCTCCGCCTCCATCGCCAGCCTGACGATGTGGCGGTACCCGTCCGTTCCGTCGTCCTTGCGGGAGTACCGGGCCGACACGGTGATCTCCACGCCGTCGGGCAAGCGCTGGTTCAGCGCCTCGATGTGCGCCTGGAACTCCGCGCTGAGCCACTGCTGCACCGCCTTGTCGTAGCGGTTCTTCACCACGTCGGGGTGGAGGGTCACGAAGTCCTTCCACGTGCCGACCAACTCCTTGGCGTCCATCACCTGCTCGCGCCCCTGGGCCTCCAGCACCCGGCCCTTGCCGTCGTGCTGGTGCACCTGCACGCGAAGCCCGGGGCGTCCCGTGAGGTAGCCGCTCCGGGGCGCGGACTTCACCGACTTCTTCCACGGGTCCTCGGGAGCAGGCTTGCCTCCCGAGATGTCCACGATCGTGACGGCGGTGCCGTCCACGTGGCGCTGCCAGCGGCTGTGGATCTCCCCGCTCGCGTCGGTCTGGACGATGACGGGCTTGCCGTCAGCGGTGGCGTAGGTCACGCCCTTCTTGATGTCTCGGGTCCTCATGCGTTCATGGCCTCCTCAAGGCACTCACGGATCTCACGGCGGGTGTCCTCGCCGATGGCGGTGTTGGCGGCAACCTCGGCCAGCACGCTCTCGACGCTCACCTGGCCCAACTCGGTCTCGTTGACCTGGGACAGGAACTCGTCCAGCCGCACGGCGCGGTTCTGCTCGGCCTCGTGCTGGGCCATGCGGAACACCTCGCTGGCGGGCTTGACGCTCTTGAGCGGGATGGCCTCGAAGGGGATGTCCTGCTGGTCGTCGTACAGCGTGACCGCGACCTCGCGCTTCACGTCGTGCTCGGCCAGCGACCCGCGCGTCAGCGCCCCCTGGTTGCAGAACAGCGTCTTGCCAGACGACGAGGTGAAGGTGCCGTAGCGGTCGTGGATGTGGCCGAAGTACACGTGCGCGCCGGGGAACGCGTCGGGGACGCCCATGTCCTCCTCCCACTCGTCGGCGGAGAAGTGCTCGAACAGCGGGCGGTCGTCGTTGGGGAAGATGCTCGCGTGCGCCACGCACAGCCCCGCAGGACCCTCGCGCCACGCCGTACCCCACACCTCGGGAAGTTCGGCCCACTCCTGCAAGTAGGGGACCCCGTACACCACGCCGTCGCCGATCTCGCACTCCCCCATGAGCCGGTTGAGGCCCGCCTCGAACAGCACCCCGAGAGGCTGGTTGGGCAGGGACGAGAGCCGGTCGTGGGTCATGTCGTGGTTGCCGGGCACGACCCACCACGGGACCGGTGCGGGCTCCATCACGTCGGTGATGAACCGGTGCACCATCCGGTGGGAGTTGCGGCTGGGGGCCTTGATGTGGAACAGGTCGCCCGCCTGTACCACCGCATCCACGCCGTGCTCGGCGGCGAGCGCGTTGCACTCGGCCAACTTCGCGAACACCTCGTCGGTGTAGTTCTCGGTGCGCATCGACGGCGGGCGGTCTGCCAGATGCACGTCACCCACGATCAGCAGCCTCATGCCGCGTCCTCCCACTCGCGACCGCAGGTCGGGCACCCGTGGTCCTTCAACAACTCCTGGGCCTGCTCGCGGAGTTCGCGTGCACGAGCCTCGTGCTCGGCGGCGAGCGCGGTGGCCTCCTGGGCGATCTCCTCGTGCCGGTCGGCGGCGTCCGCTGCGGCACGCAACGCGGTGGCCTGCTCCTGGCGGGCCAGCAGCGACGCGACCTCGTCAACAGACACTCCCGGCAACGCCTGCTGCTCGTGGATCGAGGCCAGCCGATCGCTGTGGTACGTCGCGTCCTCGGCGGCGCGGCGGAACGCCGTGGCCTGCGCGGCGCGCTCGGCCAGCACCTCGATCTCGGCGCGGTCGATCGTCACCAGCGCAGCCTGGCGCTCGGCAATCAGGTCGGTGGCCTTGGCCACGCGCTCAGCGCGCTCCACAGCACGCAGGAGGTCATCGCGGTGCTGGACCTGCACCGCGAGCGAAGCGCGGCTCTCGCGGGCGCTGGTGAGCATCTGATCGTGCTCCCTGAGATCGCGGTACTGCTGGAGCGCGTCCTTGAGCCGATCGCGTTCCTCGCGCGCGCTCTTGACCTTGCCCCCGACCTCCTTGCGCCGACGGTTGGCCTCGCGGCTCGCCTCGTACAGCACGTTGACCTGGGTGAGGTCTCCCAGCACCTTGGCCACGGTGGTGCCGGTCTCGCGCAGCAGGAACGGCGCGTCGAACTGCCCGGCGAAGTTGAGGTCGATCCCCTGCACCTCGGCGAACCCCATGGCCACCGACACCTCGTCAGGGACACTGGTGGAGCACTTCGTGAACTTCTCCGGCGCGGTGTCCTCGCGGCGCAGCACGTACTCGCTGGTGCCCTTGCCCCGCCGCACAGCCACGGTCACGTCGCCGATGTCGGCTGCCACCGTGGCGATGGTCTGGCCCTCGGTCACGTACGACGTGCCCCGGGCGTTGTGCGCGAGAAGTTGCAGAGCGCGGACCACCGCGCTCTTGCCCGACGAGGACCGCCCCACCAGCGCGGTGAAGCGGCCCATGCGGAGCCGCACATCGGTGAGGCTCTGGAAGTTCTGGATGCTGACGCGGTCGATCACGTCACCTTGTACGCCTCACGACCCCCAGGTGTGCAACTACGAGGTGATGAGGGATCCCGCGCCGACCAGCACACCGACGGCGACGGCGATGACTGAGGCGGGCAGCAGGTAGCGGTTGATCACGAACAGCGCTACGACGGCCAGGATCAGCCCGATGAGGACGAGGAGGGTGCCGAGACTCATCGAGGATTGCCGTACCCGAAGTCGGCCCCGCCGTGGTCCACGTCGTCCACGCCCTGGTACAGCGAGGGCTTGTCCTTGTCGGCCTTGGGCGCGCCGTAGCCGAACCCGGTGCCACCGGTCGCCTCGCTCGTGGAGGACGTGGTGTCGGCCCCGGGGGTGGGACCGGGCTGGGACTCCGAACGCGGCTCGGCGTCAGCCGGGCCGGTCTGGGACGGTCCGTCGGGGGCCTCGGCGTCCTCGTTCTTGCGGGTGGGGTTGGTCGTCGGCATGATGCGCTCCTTCTTGAGGTCGAGGTGAGGAAGAATCACCAGCATCGACTCTAGGCATCGGCCTGGTCCAGCCCCGACCTCACGCCTCGTTGGTGTGCATCCAGCCGGGGTACTCCACCTGCTCCTCGTGGCCGCAGGGGCACACCATCAGCGCCGGGGGCACGTCGTACACCTCGTCCATGGTCTCGGCGTCAGGGACGTGCCACACCCCGTCGAGGTCCAGCCCGCACTTGGTGCACTCCACCAGCGCGCGCAGCAGCACTACGTGGGCTCCCCGGGGCACGGACCTGCTGCCGGGAGGTACTGCTCGCACACGAAGCACATCGGCCCCTGCCAGTTGGCATCGCGGCCCTCGATGTCGAGGGTGGGCTGGCCGACCTCGTCAGGCTCCAGCGCGATCACCCCCACGAGCGCAGGCACGTGGGGGCGGGGGGTCTGCACCGCCGCAGCGGAGATCTTGGATTCGATGCTCATGGTGATCCTTGTACGCGCCTGGGGCCGGATCCTCACAAGTCCAGCCCGTAACGCTTGAAGCGGGCCAGCGCGTTCTTGCGCCCGCGCCGGTCGCTGGGGGTGCCCGCCACCACGATCGGTGGGACGGTCTTGTCCGGGTGGAGGAAGGTGATGTGGCCCTTCTTGGTGGGCTCCACTCGCCAGCCCGCCTTCTTGGCCACCCGTGCCCACTTCTTCACCTCGGGGTCTTGCATCATGCACCGCCTCGTCCGGCCAGGACCCTCCCGGCCTTGCGAGACAAGTGTAACTCATGCAGGTGACACGTGTCAACTATCCTCCGAGGAGCGCGTCGATCTCATCGCTGAGCGCCGGGTCCTCCTCGCCGGGGGCGTCCTGCTCCCGGGGGTCGGGAACCTCCAACACCAGCAGTGCGGCCACGACGTGGGCGCAGCCCCACACCCGGGCAGGGCAGTCGCACGTCACCACCCTGCCGCTGATGAGCACGCGGTAGGGATCCTTGGCGCTGCCCTTCACCAGCACCAGCGCGCGCAGCGTCGGCTCCTGCTCCGCCTCGTAGACCTGCACTGCTCCCGAGGTCAGGTAGCCGTGGGCCTTGGAGCGGATGCTTTCGCTCACGCCGGGGATCGGGTCAGCCATGGCGGTACACCCTGATCGCGCCCCGGGTGATCTGACGCTGAACGCGGTCACGGAACTCGATGTCCCGGTTGCGGTTGCGGAAGCGCCGCACGAGCGCGGCACCCCCGACGGTGAGCAGGATCAGCAGCAACGTGCCCAACTACTTCTCGACCTCCTTGAGGATCCCGTCGATCGCCGCGATGGCGGCAAAGGGAGCCTGAGTGTTGATGGTCTCGCGGATCATGTCGAGCGCGGTCTCGAACTCACCGCACTTCGCGGCCAGCGCGTCGTCCTGCTTCTCAGCAGACACCCTCATCTCGCCGTACTTCGCCTGGATGAAGGTCAGCGCCTCCTCGATGCCCCCGAACTCGGGGGCGGGCATCCGGGGTGCGGGATCCTCGACGGGCGCGGTCTCGAACACCGCCTCGTCCAGCGGTTCGTCCACGGGATCGAAGGACTGGTCTCCCATCGACCCGATCGCAGCAGGGATGCCAGCAGAGATCCAGTGCACGGACGCGACGCACCCTGCCTCGCTGGACATCTCACGACGGATCGCTCCCTGCGACTCCAGCGCGCGCAACGCGTCACCCACCCGGTGCATGTTGTGCGGCTCGCCCAGGGCGGCAGCGATCTCCTCGGTGGTCTTGCTCGGAGTGGATCCCACGTAGGACCCGCGTGCCTCGATCCACTCCGCAAGAACGGGACGGGTCTGGCGGTAGGAGTTGATCCTCATGGCCACCTTGCGACCTTCACTCGTCACGCTCACCCGAGTCATCCAGCGGGCGTGAGCCATCTGGCGCGTGACGTACCCACGCTCCTCCAGCGAGCGAATCGTTCCAGACAGGGTGGCGGAAGGCAGCGACTCGGAGAGGAAGGGCAGCAACGCCGTGGACGCTGACACCTTGACGCCGTCCTCACCGACCTTCTCCTCCGACACCCCTCCTGCACGGAACATCAGCGCGGCCAGGATCTGCGCCTGCACCTCGCCCAAGGGCTGCATGTGCTGCTCATCGGGTGCGGGCTCGGTCTTGGCGGTCACGGGCTTGGCGGTCACGGGCTTCTTCTCCTTGAACGACGGGTCGGTGCCCTCGGCGGCGATGGTCCGGTGGTCGGGGTCGGCGGGACGCACGACCACCACGGGCTCGGGGTTGGCCGCTGCCTCGGCGATTGCCTTCTCCTCCTGCCAGCCCAGCCGCTCCTCGCGGCGCACGCCGACGGGGACGGTGATGACCTTGTGGTCGCGCCAGGTCTCCGACACGAACACCTCGCGCTTCTGGCCGGTGACGCGGTGCGCGGTCACGACGTTGCCGCTGGCGCGCAGCAGCCCGCGCACGAGGTCCACGTGGTTCTCGTGCACACCGCGCTGGATGTTGTTGGCCCGGCGGATGTAGTACGACACCGACTCGTCGGTGAGGATCCAGCCGCGTCCGAAGCG